TCTGATGGTGATAGCCAGATGATATGTCAATTTCACCCCGATTGTGTCGGTGTGTTAGAAGACTACAAATGGTTAGAAGATAAACTAATTTTTACTCCAGATGCTAAAATATTACAACATATCTATCCATTTAAAAATGTTATAGATATGAATTGGGAATGGTGGTCTCAAACAAATAAACCGTTTGATATGAGTAAGGTTAGGAACAATGCATATGATTTCTTTTATAACAAATATTACAATGCTAAAAGATTAAATGAGATAATACCCATATTAAAACATAAAGAATGGTGTGTAGAATTAGAAAGAGAAATGGGAATAAGGATTGATATAGATGATTCAGTTGGATGGGGGGATTATGGTAAAGAAGTAACAGAAGCATTCGGTTATATAGAAAGTAACGGAGTAAAGGTTTCAGATGATGTATGTGATATATTTGATATGAGAGTAAAGAAACATATATCAAATGGTAGGTTATATACAAAATATAATCTATGGACATCCACAGGTAGACCATCTAATTCATTCGGTAATGTAAACTTCGCAGCTATGAAACCAGAACAACGAAAGGCAATAATACCCGAATATGATATGTTAGTAGAATATGATTACGATGCATATCACTTACGACTTATAGGTGATTTGATAGGATATAAATTTGAGAAAGAATCAGTACATCAACACTTGGCGGAGAAATATGGGTGTACATACGAGGAATCAAAACAGATGTCATTTAAACAGTTATATGGTGGAATTGATAAAGAAGTAAGAGACAATATCACATTTTTTGGGTTAACATACGATAAAATCAATACATTTTGGAAGTATTTTAAATCACATAATTTTATAAAAACTGATATTTATAATAGGAAACTATTATCAAAGAACTATACAGATATGAACAAAAACAAGTTGTTCAACTACTTGATTCAGGCATATGAGACAGAATCAAATATAAAGACGATAATTGAATTAAAACGATATTTATTAGATAAGAAGACAAAATTAGTTTTGTATGGTTACGATAGTTTCCTTTTTGACTTCTCAAAAGACGATGGAGTTTCTACTTTGACAGAACTAAAGAATATATTAGAGAGAAATGGACATATGGTTAAATCCCAAGCGGGTTCAAATTACGGCGAAATGAATGATATTTCGGATAGGTTATAGATGATAAATCCAATAGATAAAATACTTACTGAATGGGCTTATAGAGTCCATGATGGTATGCCCGACCCATCTGATGCATATCATATGGTTCAACTTGAACAATATCTTAATGAATTAAGATTACCAAGAAGAGTTGTAAAAAAAGTTTTAGAGAAGGTTAGAAAATACAAAGATAATGCATTGAATAAAAAGTTAAAAAGAATCGGTAAACCTTGGGGTTCTGATGCAAAGGATGTTTCAAAAAGAGGTGCTTCTGATAAAGATGTTGATAGTTTCGAGGATGATGAATTAGCAAGCATACAGAGAAGTAATGAATCGGAGAAAGAGATATCAAAAAGAATTAAAGATAAAAACCAAAAATCAGCAAGAAAACATACACAAGATAGGCTTAGTGAAGAAAGAAAAGAGATGATTAAGAATAATCATCCTGAATATCCTGAATATGAAGAAGATATTAAACAGCTGGAAGCTTTATTTGATGAATTTACTCATCCAGACACTCCACCAGAGAGAAAAAAAGAAATAGCCAAACAACTTAAAGATAGTTATGGTTTAACTACAAATAGTTCTACTGTAAATGAGGAAACTGGTAATCCAAAAAATGTTAAATTATATATAAAGAAATTACCAAGTGGTAAACCTGTACCAAGATGGATGTATAAATTGTTAAGTAGTGGTGGTGGTGATCCATCTGGTGGCGGTCCAAATAGACCACAAACAAATTTAACTACTAGTTTAAATGAACATTTAGATGATGATGATAAAATACAATCAAATAGTGTTGGTGGTGATTCGGAAAGTGCAATAGCACAAAAATTTTCAACAGCAGCAAAACCAAGTTTTACTACACCCAAAAGAACAAAAACAAGAAAAAATCCTAAATATAATTGGAGAAAAAAAGATCCAGATAGGCCAGGATATGATCTGGGTGGGAATCCAAAATTCTTCACAGATCCAGTAGTAAATGAGATATTTTCAGATCCACCCATATCTGATTTAGAGGATAAAGAACCAGGTACGGATTCATTTCATTCACTTGAAGGTCCTGTAGATGAAAATGGTAATATAATTCCAGCAAATACTCCAGAAAATAAAAGAAAACATATGGAATGGTTGATAAAGAATAACAAATCTAATGAAAATATTAAAACATTATGTGGTAAATATATTGGAATACTTAACGCAGAAAAACCACGCAACGAATCTGAAATAGCTAAATATGAAAATTTGAAAAAAGCAATTGATGATCACGATAAAGAGATGAACAGAATTATAAAGAAACACGGTATTCCTTCACCAGAAGCAGAAGCAGCGGTTAAGAAGGCAAATGCAAAATTGATGGATGATATACATAAAGCTCATCCCGATGTTGCTGGTGGTATTGCAAAACAAGTAGCAGAAATTGCATTGGTACAACAAGAATTAGCTGCAGGTGAAGAATGTTATTTACCATCCGCGGGTAATTTCCCAGGCGGAGATAAATTAAGGGTAACTCGTGATGGAACTAAAGTTGAAAAGGTAGCGGGTGTTAGTGTTAAGTTTGGTAGAGGGAGTAATAATACTCAAATTTATGGTTTCCCTGCAGAAGCAGCATCTGTTGGTAGATATGCAGAAGTTCCAAAAATAAAGAATGCTGATGGAACGGAAGAAAGTGATGAAGAACACAAGGCTAGACAACATAAAATTAGAACAAGAAGTGGTGGTAAGGTAGGTCAAGAGGGCTATGCGACCGGTGTTCGTGATGATATAGTAGATAATCCAGAGAAACAAGAACAAGTTATAGAACAAGCCGGTATGGGTAATGTGGTAAAGAAAAAACATAGAAAAGAATTTCATAGGATTACCAAAGAAATTAAAGATGAAGTTGAGAAATTTAAAAGAGAACAGAAAGAATTGGGTAAATCAGAGGACCAGATAGAAATTGATTTACAAGCCCACCTGAAAGTATTTATGAGTGAAAAAGATCAAAAAACGGGTAAATCTATAAATGATATATTTGAAGAAGTCATTGATAGAGAAGAGCTTGCACTGACTCTAACTGGTAGTAAAAAGGGTAAGAATAAAGATGGAACTACACATAGTAATGCAAACATGGCTAAAAGCTGTGATCCTATTGAATTTCTAAATTTAGCTACTGTTGGTTCTGTAATTCGTGAAGGACAGGGAATGCCATCATTATCTTGGAATCACCAAGAATATAATAATGGGGAATATCATAGTGAAACAGTAGAAGCAGATGAAAGGGATATGACAAATTTAGCGTGTTGGGGATTTTTATCAAGAATGTATCGTTCAAGTGGTAGAGCTAAAGGTGGTGGAATTTTAACTACTGGTACAGGTGAGTGTGGATAATGAGAACTCAACTACTAGCCACATTCACAAATAAAACTGATCTCGATAAAACAATCGAGAACATCAAAGGTGCATACACAGTAGCATTCAGTAAGATATACGTATTACAGAATGAAAAGAGTGTGGATGAGTTAATCTGTACATATAATGTAGATTTGGATGCGGGGGTAGATTACAACGATGTAAAAGGAACAATATCTCTTCATAGGAAGAAACATTCCAATACATTATATACAATAAATGCATTGAATGAGGTAATCGCCAGTCTTAATAATGGGTTGGTAGATAGCAAATTCATCGTACCTTGGGAAAATTTTAAGAATACATTGATGGTAACAAATTCAACCGGGTTAAATAAAATATCCACAAGAATTTACAAAATAATAAAAATTAATTAAAAAATTACTTGTTTTGCATACTAAAAAGTATGTATATTATAGGACAATGTAAAAACGGTTACGTGGTTATATGAATAACCATAAACAATAAACGATAAATAATAAAACAACAATAGGAGAAAAAGCATGGATTTAAATGCTATAAAATCAAAACTAAATCAGTTACAATCACAAACATCCACAACAGAAAACTTTTGGAAACCAGAACCTGGTAATCAGGTTGTTCGTGTTGTTCCTTATAAACATAATAAAGATAACCCATTTATTGAGTTACACTTTCATTATAATTTAGGCAACAAAACATACCTTTCGCCAGTTTCATTTGGTCGTCCAGATCCAGTTCAAGAGTTTGCAGACAAACTTAAATCTACTGGTGATAAAGATGAGTGGATTCAAGGTAAAAGACTAGAACCTAAAATGAGAACATTTGTTCCTGTTGTAGTTCGTGGTCGTGAATCTGAAGGTGTTAAGTTTTGGGGATTCGGTAAAACTGTATATCAGGAACTATTGAGTGTAATAGCAGATCCTGACTATGGTGATATCACAGATCCAGTTAATGGTCGTGATATTGGTATTGAACGCCAAATCC